TATATCATTATCAGAAAGAGTAGTTTTTTCAGTTAAAGCATTGATTTCGCCTGCGGTAGTTTTAGAGAGTTTAGTATTATCTTGAGTATCTACATATGCTTTCCTTACTGCCTGATTATCAGAAGTTGGGTCAGAAGCGGGTAAAGTAGGAATATTATAAAAAGTCACTGCACCCGAAAAAGCTTTATTTCCAGTAATAGTCTGTGCATCAGGGATAGTCACTACTCCATTATCAATATCGGATTGTAGTTGTCCTAAATCAGCACCATATAAAATAGTCCCGTCATCCGAAGCACTCCAACGCTTTGTCCAATTTATAGCCATAAAAAATCACCTCTTATCTAATATCTTCTACTACAACAAAGAAAAAAGTTATTTCTCCTTGTGTAGCAGTATTTAAATTATGAGAAGCAGTTGCTTTTGCTTTAATTATAGTAGAACTTGATATTATATATGTCCCTCCCGCTTCAAAATAAGCACCTTTTTGGTTTGCAGATTTACAACGGTATCCTGTAGTTGCTCCCGTAAAAACATTTATTCCATTAGTAGTATCATTATCATCTAAAATTCCGTCGATATCATTATCATCTCCAACCTGTATGTAATAACTTGTGATTGACCCTCCACTAAAAGTTGTAGTTAAATAACAAAAAGCGTCTAAAATTATAGTATCTGCAGGAATTGTTATTAAATTTATTGTATTTGTAGTATTATTAGTAGAAAAATCAGCATAAGTTTTTGTTATTGAAAGTATTTGATATTTAATATATCCTCCTAAAGTATCAACTTTAGGTGCTTGAGAAAATGTTTTTAATCCAGTTATAGTTTGAGTTCCGCCCAAAGTCACACATTGAGAATTTAAATCTCCTTGAAGATTAGCCAAATCTACAGCACTTAATACGGAACCATCATCACTTGATGTCCAAGTTTTAGTCCACACAAAAGGCATTATTCCTCCTTATAATCTTCTCCAAAAAATTCTTTATGCATTTGTAAAAAATATTCTTTATTTTTCATTAAAGAGTTAATCCAGTTATTCACCACAAGATTAGGATAATCCTCTGGTTTATGTTCTGGTCTTAAAGGTCTAACTTTAAAATATAATTTTAAAAATTTTTCTTGTTCTTCGTTTAATTTAACAATATACTCCATTACAATAACACTGCCCTCCAACAAAAACCTGAATAATAAGTAGAATCTAAATTTCCACCTGTAGTAGAAAATAAAGTTGCTGTAAATCCAGTAGTAGTAATTCCATAACAAATAACTGACCTTAAAGTTAATGCTCCTGTAAACCAAGCAGGTCCATTAGGAGTTCCATCAGAAATTTTACGCGAACCTATATAATTTATAAAAACTAAAGGAACGGAAGAAAATTGTTCATTAAAACTTACTGCTTGACTTACATAAGGAGAACTTGCTTCAGTAAAATATCCCCAACCAAATTGCTCATTTCTTAAAGGAGTATAATACCAATTACCATTTATAAATCTATAAAGTCTTTTATCATTAGATGAAAAATAAATTAATCCTTCACCTTCTTGAGCACTAAATCCAGGTATTTGATTTAAAATTGATTCTTGATAAAGCCCTAAATTTAAAAGGTCTCTAACTTCGTTTAACAAATCTTCTAATTCTTGTGGTTTTCTAATAATGTTATACTCTTGAATTCTCATTTCACGCCCCTTTACTAACTGCTAAATACTCTACAGGAACATCTATTCTTAAAAGATTCCAAGCAGGACTTTTAGAATTATCACTAACTTTAAATTGTAAAAGATTCGCTAATTTTGGAAGATTAAAAACTTTAGTCAATGCTTCTTTCCCGCCTAATTTTGACTGACCTAAAATAAATGTAGAACCCAATAAACTTTCATCAGTATATTGTGTAATATTTTCTGTAGAAGTCCAAGTAGATTCCCAATTTTTTCTATAATAGAAATTTAAAGGGAAATTCCCTATTGTTTTAACCGTAACCCAAACTTCAGACCCTTTTTTAAGAACAGGGTATTGCTGAATATCAAATCTCTTACTTAACCAATAAGATTCTATATTTTCTCCGTTATCAGAGTTCCCATAATCTTGTAAATAAGCAGTTCCATCATAATTAGCAGTATAAATTCTTTTTTGTCCTAAATTATCTACTACTAATGTTCCAGATAAGTTATACATATTAGAAAAAGCCCAAAAACTATTAGAAGCATAATCCCAAATAATCCAAACATTATTTTTTGAAGAGTTTCTATTTGCTAAACATAAAATATACCAGTAATAAGGCTCATAATTTAAAGCCCAAGCGTATTTTAAAATATTAATATCTTTATCAATAGTTCCTAAAGATACTGGAGCAATACCATTATCTTCCTCTATTTTTGTAGAAATAGGATAAGCGTCAGAACCATCAAAAATATAAATTCTTGCATCAGGACCTAAAAATGCTAAAACTTCTCCTCTATCAGGAACGGTTATATTACAAATACTTCTTGGTGCAATAGTTCCTATATTAGCAACTTTTTTTCTTGTATATAAAGGTGAAGACCCAGTATAAGAAAGTCTAAATATTGAATATCTTTTAAAAGCATATAGAATTCCTTTTAACTCTCCCCAACCTACAAAATAATCTCCATCAGGAGTAGGTTCATCATAATAAGTGTTATATGAAGTATAAGAACCAGCATCAGAAACATATATTCTTGAAGNTAAGTATCCTAAAATAAAAACTCTATTTTGATAAACTTTAGGAGCAGTTCCTGCAGGAGCATTAGGAATTGCTGAAGTAGTAGAAGAAGAACCATCCCAAATTTGCGGTTGGTCTTTAGCCCAATTACAAATGATTAAATGACTATTCCCAGAAGAATCTACAAAATTATCAAATTGATAAATGGAATCACTCATACCTGTTTTTAATAAGTCCCATTCTCCATCAAGATTATCCATTTTATAAATTGATGTCCCAAAGCAACCAACTAATTTTCTTAATGTAGAAGATACTGCAAAATCATAAAGACCATTTCCGTTTAGTTGACTTAGAGGAGTATTATTTAAAGGAACAAAACCTCTGCGTTTTTTTAAAGTTTTAAAAATATTAGTATGAACATTAATACAGCAAGGAGTTTCATTATCTGCAATATTTAAAGGACCTGCTTTTGTATTTAATCCTCCAGAAAAATCCGTTAAAAATCCTATTCGTTCTGGTCTAATCATTTCTTTAATACCTTCCTAAAATATGTGTATAATGTCTCATATATTGTCGTCCAAATCTTTTTCTCGCTCTCCTTGCCATATCTAAATCTAACGCTCTTAAATACGCCATTAAATATCCTTGAACATTTTCTCCTTGTTCTAAAGCAGATAAATAACAAGCACCATAAAATAAAGCCTCTTGAAATTGATAAGGCATATCTGGAGCATCGCAAATCGTATAATTTTTATTAGTATTACTTGAAGGATAAACGCTATCTAAAGTCAAAGTATTTCCAGAAATAGAAATAATTTTTTTCCAAGTCCCATCATCATCAACTCTAAAATATTGTCCTATAGAAATATAGGAAGAATAATCACTTGATAAAGTGACTGTAGCAGAACCCGCAGTAGTAGTAGCAGTTCCAGAAGTAAAATCAATCATTTCTGGTAATGCTTTAATATATTCATAAGAAATAATCCTTGAAGTATTTACCGGTGGCATAAATTGAACTTGATATAATCCTAAAGAAGTTTTATCAGGGCATTCTCTCCAATAAACTGGAAAATCCGCAGGCTGTGTAGTATAATATCTATACCAATTATAATCATCTACCCATTTTAATCTTTGTCTTCCTTGAGAATAATCATAATAAAATCCAGGTTCGTTAGTAGGTCTTGAAAAATCATTTGCCAAAGTATAAGTATCTTGAAATAATAAATAAGATAATCCAGAAGCAGTATTCCCCATATAAGAAGGAGTTATAGAACCTTGTGTAGAAGATACATAAGTGAATGTATAAATTTCGTGAGTTGAAGGAATAGTAAACTTCATACCTGTATGAGAAGAAGTCCAATTAGTTCCAGAACCTATTATTGTAGAAGAACCTTTAGTTACTGATACTGTCCCAGTATTATAAGAAGCGGATAAAACAATAGTTCCTGTTTTTCTTAGCCAATCCCATTCAAACCGAGAAGGAATATCTTTAGTATAAATATCATTAACTCTGCGTTTATATTTTCTTTTTACAGATTCTTCCGTAGAAGACTCTCTCATTTCTAACATTACATCTTCTACAATTTGTATGAATGGCTTTACATAAAGTGGCATATTTATCTCCTTATTTTTGCTTTAAAATCGCTTCTATCGTGCTTAATCTCTTTTCTAAATTTACCTCTAATTCTTGATGATGGCATAGATGATTTTTCATATCAACTTTCAAGTCTTTAATATCTTCTTTAATACCTGAAATAATGTATAAAATTAAAGTTATAAGGATAGGAGTAATAAATCTTAAAACTACACCTATCCCATTAAGGTTATCTTTAGTTTGGGAGTTCATCACCACCTCCAAGATACCTTAAATCCCCAATACTTTTGAGAACCTGCCCATTCTGGGGTCTCGCAGTAGCCTATTTGAATTTGAAGTTTATATACCGTAAATGCTCTAACTACTTTGAAGACCCCGAGGACAAGTTTTTTGAGATACCTGCCCTAATAAACATACCCATCAAAGCAGTCACTATCAAATTCCAGTTAAGCTCTCCGCCATCAATCCAAGCAACAATACAACCTAAAATAGTGATAATCCCCGTGATGTAAGTTTTTTTGCCTGCTAACCACTCACGAATTTTTTCAAACATTTTTTCCCTCCTTTCATTCTAATGGGTTGTGGAGTTCCACATTGAGAACAAATCCACCTTTTTCCATCTCTAAACTGAACGGTATGAACTCTACAATTTACACAAATAAAATCCATTCTTGTTTTTCTTCTCTTTTTTATTCCCATAATTTTTTAACCTCAACTGCTTTAGGAAGTTTAAAATCTTCCATTCTTTTTGCTTCAATCTTCCAATCACAACCTGGATTTAAACATATTACATATTTATCTTGTAAGGCTAACAACTTTCTTCCACATCTTGGGCATCCATCATTCATACGCCTATCTTTTAAAATCTCTGCCTCTGCACAGAGCCAATCTCCCAATGCTGAACCTGGAATACCTTTTTTAAGTCTTTCTTGATAGATTTCATAGGCTCTTTTTTCTATTTTTTGTTTGAGCTCAGGATTCATTTAACCCTCACTCTTAACCTTGGCGTATAAAATGTATATTTCTTTTTGCCTTCTCTACGCATAAGTATAGTTAACTCATCATTATACTTTG